CAGGTCGCGGGCCATCCAAAAAGCCCAGGGTGGTTTGTATCCGCATTGACTGTAGGCGTGTTCCAGGAACGCGATGTCGAAGTTGGCACCGTTCCCCCACGGGTAAAGGCGGTCCTTGTCCGTACCCAGTGAGCCGTACCACACTGTGAGGTGACCTAGCACCTCGGACAAGTCAGGTGCTTCTTTGCACTCGGTCAGCGTTTTTGCGAATAGGTCGGGGTTTTTCTTCCACCACGCTACGGTGTCATCGCTAACGACCCGCGCGGTCTGCGATTCGATATTACAATGGCTGTAGAAGGTGGCCACTTCGCCGTCGACACGGGCGGCTGCGGCGATGGAGAGGATTACGCCGTCGGGGCGCGTATGCAGGGTTTCTATATCAAACGATACGTGGATATCGGCCATTGTCTATGCTCCCATTATGCAGGCACTCGTCGCACTGCTTCTGATTGACTGACATGAACAGCCGTAGGCGCGTACAGCCGCACTCTGGGCAGCGCTTTGTGGTGGGCTTCACGCTGTGTACCTGGTTGCATAGGTCACAATGTCGCGTGCCGTTGATAGCCCGCACCCGTACTTGCGTGCGAGCGCTCGAATGCTGACAACGTAAGGCACATACTCAGCGCGCATGGCGCGCACCTGTCGTCAGTCAGCTTTGCTCGGTGGTGCTGCTTCACAACGCCTCCGCATACTCAGCCCACAACGAAAAAGCCCCTAGAATGGGGCTGTAATAGTCAATAAAACCAATGATCTAGAACGGGATGTCCGAATTAAAATCGTCAAAGCTGCCGGGGTCAGGCGCGCCGTAGGCTTGATGATTCTGTTGCCCTTGGGGCTGCTGATTCTGGGTTGGCTGCTGATTCTGGGTTGGTTGCTGATTCTGAGGAGGCTGCTGGTAACTATTATTTTGCTGCCCACCGTAGTTCTGCTGTGGCTGCGGCCCCTGCTGGTTACCCTGGGCCTGTCCGCCGTCTTGCCCCTTTCCGCCAACTAGATCAATTTCAGCCACCTTCAGCGTGACCGCGAATCCTGCACTGCCATCTCGCTTTTGAAACTCTCGCGTATCGCCCCACTCCAGCCAACTTCCGGTAGCCACTTTATTGACACGGCGCAGAATGATAGTGGTGCCATCGCGGGGCGCTGAGTCAATGTCACGCCAGCCAGCTAGCAATGCCTCTAACTCGTCTTGCTCGCGATGATCCAGGCGCCTAGTGCCCTTGGTTACGGTAAAGACGACACGGCTTGCGCTGTCGTGATAGCCGCCTGTTACTTTCCATTCGCTCATGCCTCACCTCGCTGAACCGCCTTGGCCCACTTCTGGCGCAGGATGTCGCGGCTAATGTAGCTCTGACGCTCTATCAGCAGGTCAGTCAGTTCCATATCCTGCTCTGGCTGGCGTATCCAGTTGACGTAAGACTCCACTGCCCAATACTCGCCAGCCTCTAGGCAGTCGATGGGCGTCATTTCGGCTTCGGGCGAAAACTGCGGGTAACGAATGGCGCCCTGGTCGGGTATTGCGTAAATCATGTTCATGGCGCGCTCCATATCTGCAAATGCGCGGGCTTTAGCCCATAAAGGCGCTCGGCATAAGCCACGCGGCGTTCTGTTGTGCTGCTCATAGTGCTTTGCTCCTATTCACTGCCTTGCCAGATGGCGCTCGGTTGAACGTGTAAGCGTTTCTGATGAGTTGCCCGCTACCGCCTGACCGGCCGGCCTCAGGCCAGGGCAGTCCTCGGCGGCGCGCTCGTCGTAATCCGGATGACCGGTGCGGCGCGTGGGGGCGATGCCGCGCGCTTCCTCGGCGCTCCAGACGGCGACGGCGTGGCAGTAGTCCTCGAGGGCGGCTTGCTGTACCTGGCGGTCGGTGCCGTTGACCCAGAGCACGGCGCCGATAAATGCGGCGAGCGCGAGGATCTGCAGCGCTTTGATGAGTAGGTCGCGCAGGGTCATGCGGCCTGGCGCCGCCGGATGCGACTGCAGACCGCCGATTGGCGACGCGCCCCGTTCTTCCGTGCGCGTTTGCGCACATTTTGAGGGAAGCCGGCGACGCGACTATAGACGGCATTGACCGAGACAGGCTTGCCGATGGCGGCCAGATAGCTTGCCACTTGGGGGATGGTCATCAGCTTTGCCTGGATGCAGTCGGTGATGAGGGTGTCTATCTCCGGCCAATCACGGCGCTTGCGCCAAAGCCGGTTGTCGCTGGTGGCCAGGCCGATACGCTGGGCCGTGCCTCGGCATGAGATGACCGAGCGCCCCATCTCGTCGGCTATATCGGCGTAGCGGTGGCCCGCGGTCAGGCGGGCCTCGAGCAGATCGTAATCGGCTCGTGACCAGGGCTTGGGATGAGACATTGCGCTTACCTCATAGGGTGGTGGTGATGGGGCCTGGCGGCCCCGGGTGGGTCAGTAGTTGATCGTGATGGCCGGCACTTCGCCCCGAGCGATCAGCGTGATGGCCTGCTTGGCGAAGTCTTCCGGCATGCCGCCGTCGATCATGGCTTGCAGGGCGGCGCGGTTGACGCGGGCGCGGTGGTCTTTGTCGGCCTGGCGCCTTGCCGCCTCTTCCCGTTCGCGGCGCTCGGCATCCAGCCGTTCCTGTTCCTTGCGCTGGTGTTCGGATTCGATGCGTTGACGTTCGGCCTCCGCTTCCCGGCGTTGCTTATCGATGGCCTCTTGATGCTCGCGTTCGCGACGTTCAGCGGCCTCCTTGGCTTCCTGCTCACGACGTGCCACGGCTTCACGCTCAGCCTTGGCCGTTTCCTCGGCCTGTCGCTTGGCGCGTTCTTCGGCCTCCCGGGCGATACGCTCTTCGCGCTCCTTCTGCTCGCGGGCGGCCGACTCTTCATGGAGACGGGCAAGCTCAGCCTGCTCGGCTTCGTGCTGCTTCTGCTTCTCCAGCGCCACGCGCAGGGTGGTGACGACGGACTCCTTGACGCGATGCGCCTCGGCTTCGTATTCCTCCCAGGACTGATCGACCTTGGTGGTTTCGGCCTGCTCCAGATATAAGGCGATCATTTCTGAAGTCTCGCCATCGGCAAGCGTGACGTGAGACCTGAGCGCCTCAAGGTACGATTCATGCTGCTCTTTCCGATGCTCCTCTGCCGCCTCCCACTCATTCAGCGGCCCGCGCACCTCGTCCCGCCAGCCGTCCAGGGTGTCGCGCCACCGCTTGCGCTCGGCGTCGATCTTCTTCGGCAACTCCTTGAGGTCGGCGACCAGCTCCTTGCCCACGCCGTCGATGGCGGTCTTGCTACGGGCGATCTTGTGCGCCATGGAGGCGTAGGCCTGGCGGCCCTTGTTGGTGTCGAGGGTGGGCGGTGAGGACAGGAAGGCGTCGAGCTCGGCTCGGATGGTCTCGAGGTAGGGATCAAGACCCTGCTCGGCCTTGAATACCTCGAGGGCGGTTTCCTTGGCTGGCACGGTGACCAGCTCGGTGGATTCTTTCTCTACTTTCTCGGCGACTGCAGACATGTCGTTCTCCTTGTTATCAGGCGGCCTCGGTGCGCAGCATGGCCTCATAGCGCTCGACCACACGGCGGAAGGCGAACAGGTCGCGCTCCAGTTCGCCGATGTATGCCTCGTTACGCTCGATGCGCCGGCGGAATAGCTCTTTCCCGACCGGCTCTAGCCAGGGGCAGTACATGATGAAGTCGCACCACTGGCGGCCGGTGATCCAGAGACCGCCCTGTATCTGGTCGATGTACTCGTCAACGGCGCTCTCGGGATCGCTCCAGGTGTCGCCGATCTTCTGGCAGTTGGCCGGGCACTTGATCTCGATCAGGCCGTCGTCGCCCACCAAGCCGTCGCTGGAGTAGCCAAAGGCGCGGTCATCGGTGAGGATCAGGCCTTTCTCGCTGGCCAGCAGGCCGGTGGCGGCCTCGTAGGTCATGCGTGCCTCTGGCTCCAGCTCGGTGCCGCGACGCATCTGCCAGGTCTCGAAGGCGGGCGATACCGGCTCGCCAGCGATACGCTCCAACGCCACCTGCCAGGCATACTCGATGGCCTTGGCCGCCGGGTCGCCGGCTTTGCCGTTCTTGGTGGCCCGGGTGAGCGTGGCCCGGGCATCAGAGAAGCGGCTGGCGGTAATCACGCCGGCACGCGCTTCCAGCCATGCCTGGCTGCCCTGGGGCTCGTTGATCAGGATGGTCATGCGGTCTCTCCTTCGTAGGTGGTGCCGGTCTCGGTGTCGGGCTGGGCGGCCTTGAGGTCCGCTCCACGCTTCTCGACCTCGGCCTTGAAGCGGTTGTAGGCGGCCATGTCACGGGCGGCGCGGATCTCGGCGATGCCGTCGCGCCACACCTGAGCCAGGGCGTCGGCGCTCTCGGCCTGCCGGGCGAGGTCCAGCCACTTGCCGGCCAGCGCCTCGTCGGCTTGTGGCCCGCTGGGTGCCAGGCCCTCGTTGCCCTCGGTGTTCAGGTGATGGATGGCCTGCTCGAGTTGCTCGGTCTTGGGCCAGAACTTGTAGGCCCGCTTGACGCAGGTCTTCTTGGCCATCTCGCCCCAATCCGTGACCCAGGGGCAGGACTTCTTCTTGTTGACCCAGGCCTGCCAGGCGGTCGAGCGGTCGCGGATGGCGTTGACCTCCTCGACGCTCATGGTTTCGGTGAGGTAATCGCCGTCGCTGGTCTTGACCACGACGTAGACGCCGATCGCCTCGCCGCGATCCTTGCCGAAGGGGTTGAAGCTGTGGGTCGGCGGACGGTCCATGCCGTTGAGCTCGAAGCGGTCGTTCTCGTGCACCAGCTCGGCCTGGGCCCAGCGGATAGCGCCGCTGGCCTGGGCCAGGTCCATCAGGCCCATGTAGCTGATGTCGAGGCAGACCTTGCCGTCCCTCGGCACCAGGTAGGCTTGCTTCTTGGCGGGGTTCAGGCTGATGCCGATGGCGGCAATGTTGGTCACCGCGTTGACGACCGACTGCCGATTGCCCATGGCGATCTTCAGCATGTAGTCGTTGGCCTGGATCGTCTGGACGGCGAAGCCGGCCTCTCGCTCGAAGTTCAGCCCCGGCTCGCTCAGGACAGAACAGAACGCATCGCGCGTGTCGTAGATGTCCTGGCGAATCGTGGCGATCGCGTTGGTCATGATGTTATCCTTCTCTTGATTCATTCTTCCGGTGGATCAATAGGCCCTGCCCAGCTCTCACCCTGGACAGGGCTTTCTTATGCGGCCTCGCCTTCCTCGGCGCGGTACTCGGCGAGCAGCCGGGCCTCGTCGCCTTCGGTCAGCTTTCTCTCCAGCCATTGGGCACGACGCCCACGGCGGTCGAGGATCTCGAACTCGAATTCTTCCGCATCGGGTGGCTCGAAGTAGTTGCCGGGGCGATAGCCCTGATAAAACGTCACTCGGCATTGGCAAGGGATGCCGGACACGCAGGTATTGAATGTCATGCGGCCTCCTGCTTGCGGTGGGTGGTGATGAACTCGCCGACCTCCTCGCGCAGCTTGTCCAGCGTCAGGTCGTCATCCACTGGCTGGGTGCTGGCATACAGCACGCGCGGTCCCTTGGGCTCTTCCAGATAGACGCTGATCAGCACGGCGCCGCCAGGCTCGAAGCCTTCCGCGACGCTGGCGTACATGCCGGTGTGCTTTGGTATCGACGCGACAAGGCCGCGAACCTGATCAATCGTGGATGTCTCGTTATTCATCGGTGATCTCCTCGGCGACTCGACGCGCCGCAGCCGGCATGTCTTCCGGCGCTACCTCGGTGACGGTGACGCGGTACATGCGGCGGTTGATGATCAGCAGTTCGCTGGCGTGCACCTGGTTGTGCTCGTGCAGCATGAAATGGATCACGGCGGCGTGTGCCTCGGGCCGGGTAATCGGTGGTGGTGTGATAGCGGCCATGTCAGGGCCTCCGTATCTGGACGAGTGGTTCCTTCACACCCTGGCGCCTGGCGATGTACTCGGAATAGCGGCGAGCGTTGGCGGCTTGCAGTGCCGTCAGAGGGCCGTCTTCCTGGGTGCGACGGGCGGGGGCGATGATGGCGTTGTCTGGGCGGCGGATAATCGGCGGCGGCCCAATGCCGAGCCGGTGGCGGGCCATGTCTGCGCTGTTCACGGCTTCCTCCTGTCTGCTATCCACGAAAATGCGGCAAAGCCGACGATGACGATCGCCAGCAGCTCGAGGGCGAATACCTGCGCTGGGTCCATTACTGCCAAACCTCCTTGAGCTGCTTGGCCTGGCGCATCTCCTCGAGGCGACGATCTATGTCAGGCCGTCGGCGGTAGTGGCTCGTCGCTCGCTGATCGGCTTGAATGCGTTGCTGATGTTTTGTAATTGGCTGCATATCGCCTCCGGGTGTAAAAAAGCCCGGCGAACCGGGCGAAGGAGTTGCGTGTTTGTGCCGGCGTATTCCGGCCCACCGGCAGGCATTTGTCCGCACTGCGTAGCGGATCACGACCATGTTGCGGACGCTCGCAAAATGGTGTTACTTCAATCGAATCAACCTGCCATGGCTGGCTCGATCGCTTGCCTCAAGGCTGTGCATTGTTACGGCCATCCCCTGCTTTCCAGGGCTGACTAGCACGGTGATTTCGAGAACTTTGCCGTCAGTGGTGGCGCGCCTTGCTCGATCTAGCAAGTCAGGATCAAGCAATGCCTCCCCCATCTGCCCAAGCGCCTCCTCAAGAGTTTTAATAGCCACTTGCAAGCCCTCAGTTGATTGCATTAAGTCGGTCTTACTGGCCAGCGTTATCTCTCCACTAGGCTGGCATTGGATACCCATGTCCGGCTGTCACAGCTACAAGCCGCTACGGCTTTCTCTGGGAGCAAATTGTTAAAGAGCCTTGCTGTTGCTTCGGTCAGCATCCGGCGGCCTCCTGGCCAGTGGGCTGTCGCCCTATCCATGACCACAATGTAAGCCATGCTTACTTTACGGTCAAGTATTGATGTAAGAAAAACTGACATTATTTATTCCGGGCGAAAAAAACCGCCTCAAAGGGCGGCTATTTGTTAGATGAGGTGCTTACACTTCGCTTCCAGCGAACACAACAGTTCCAATAATAAGGCTTACATTCGGCAATGTAAGTTTCCATGACCCTTCCCTTGTTTAAGCAGTAAGTATGTCTTACTATGTAAG